GTGCGCTTAGTGGCTATGGAAACAGGAGCCATGCGAATGGAATCATTTCCGTTTTTATTTTTGTTGGCGACAGTTCGCTTGGGAGTGGGAACTGATCGCAAATTTTTTGGCATAGTGAAATTTTTGTTTTCCGTGTTGTTGTTATTTTTATATTTGGTGGTTAACATCCTGGCCCCTACTGCAACAGCCGCTAAAGTGCGCTTGGTACCTTTGCCCAAGTTCGACCTAACGAAAGCATCATCAGCGGCATAATCGCTATTACCACCTGATAAAGCGAAGTCGTGTTGTCGGCAAGTCTCATCAAACTCATCGACAGCGGGCGCAAAACCCCTAGTAGAAGTTTGCCATTGGCCGTCGGACCAACCTGGCCCGCACCAATTACCATGATATTTATAACTCATTTTTTGTCTAACGTATTTATATATGCAAACATGTAAAACCTAATGTGGGTACAACCCAATGCCGGTGAGACCGGCTACAAATCACGCTCAGTGAAAATATCCAAAAGACTGTAGTCCACACAGTCAGTTAGATTGCTCGTTAGTACGTCGTTCAAACGTTCTTCAGCCGTGGCACAATCAATGCCGTAGCGTTCCTCAAAGAACGAGTGCGTATCCTCAGTAGCGAAATGTTTAGTCTGTGGCAGACTCTTATAAACAACTCGCTTATCCGTATACTCTGTGCATTTCTCTTTCTTGAGAATGTTCAACTGGTGTTTGGTGTATGTTCTTAAAACAGGGATGTAGCCACATTCAATGTCACACCCTATCATCATACCTTTAACCTCACCTGGTTTCAGCTTACGCAGAGAAAATCCGAACTTAGGTAACCTCTTACCAACTTTGGGTCCTAGCACATGGCCCCCTTCTACGGGCCAGAACAACGACGAGCAATACTCTACTTCGCTCCACTGATGAGAGATCTTAATCTTGCTCTCGAAACCCAACTTGGTGTTGAATTCCTCAAAAGTGTCGCGCAACTCTTTCTTTTCATGGTCGCTCATGATACCACGGATAATGACAAGATTGTCGTCACCGTGCACCAAAATTAAGCTTTCAAAACTACTACAGCCGTTTGCTCGTCTGGAAGCATATAGTTCCAGGGCTGT